TTACATGATGATGGCCACCGTGACCAACAGGAGCATAAGTCATAATTAAAAATTTACATTTTTGCATTGCTTGAATATAATTAGGAATGTATTCTTCGTATACATGTTCAACAAATTCAACACTCCATGCTAAGTCGTAACTCCCACCTACCGGCGCTGGTCCTTTAGTAAAGTCGTGTATGATAAATTTAGATTCGTTATAGCGTTCAAGAGTATAGTCGCCATCAACTCCGTATGCATCAACATCTAAACTATTTGCAAGTTCAACCATACCACCTGGACCACATCCAACATCTAACATTGACTTTACTTTTAGTTTATCTATTGCCCAACGAAGTGTTCCTTCATCAGTGTGTGTTTTACCTTGATGTCCGCCTAGGTGTGCTTCAAGTTCCATGCTTCTCTCTCAATGCCCGTTCTTTTGCTAATGCAAATCTTTTTAAGAATTTTTGTTGTAAACGTTCTTTACTTTTGCCTTTTGTATGTACCATATGACTATTAATTCCACTATTATTAAAAGGACTTTTATTATCTTTTGGTGTTGGATTTAAATTAAGGAATGGACTTTGATCTTCAAACCCTAATCGTAATTGATAGAATACCCAACTGTCGTGTGTTTCTCTTAGATGTTCTAATCCGCCTGTGTATTCATTTTCAAATTTTGTAAGAAAATCTTTAGCAAATTGTGTGTTTAGATTGTAACCCATTAGTCCGCATTCATCATATTCTGCAGGTCTACCTAGGTAACTAATTGCTTTATCATCTGGCAATAAATTATCTAACCATTTATGATCAATCATATTATGCATAAGCACATCAGCATCTAACCAAAATAGTTTACCGTTGTCGTGTAGTTTTGCTTCTTGAAATATAGCAAAAGTTTTGTGTGCAAACTTAATACCTTTCCATTTAAAAGACTTACTACTACCTTCTAACTTACGACCAATTTGACCATTATAGTGTGGATCTTCTTTGTGCTTATTAATAAATTCTAGTAAAGGTTTACTATCATATAATGGCTTTAAACTTACACGCGGCTCCGGAAAGATGCCAATGTCAATGTCTTCTTCACTATAAATTACAATGTTTACATCTTCTGGTAAACATTCTACCCAACTATTAATATTAACTTTGGAAGTTGAATTCCAATATGCCTTGTTTAGGCTAGTAACAAATGTATACATTAAACGGAAGCGTCCTCCATGCCAGCAACTCTTAACTTTACAATATTAGTTATCTGCCATTGCTTTTGGTCCAGGCCTTTTAAGACTCCTAACCATTTGTTACGCATGAGGGCGAATTCATTTATAATTTTTTCATAGTCAACGACATCTGCTTCGCCGTCAACATATCTATCAACATCTCTGCTTGACAAAGAACGTTGATAGTTTTCGAGATATTTTTTAAAATACGAACTACGCAATCTACGTAGTTCGATATTCAAGTAGTTTAAAATGGCTTCAATTTCTTGAAGTTGATTAAAACGATGTTCAACCAAACCGGGCATAGCACTAGAAGCACGTTCAACGTTACCAGTTAATTTGACTTCATTCTTTGCATCATTTAATTCTGCTTCAAAGTATGCAATCGCATCAGGTATTTTGTTTATGTTTCTAGATACTTCACTATACCACATTATTCTTCCCAATCATATCCATCTTCGTCGTCGTGTACTTCTTCTTCATCGTCTAGATAATACTTTATTGCATTGTCTAGTGTTGTACACGATCCCATTGATTCTATTAACACGTGATCATCTATGCCATAGTCTGCTAATAAATCAACATAGCGTTCTGCGGCAGTCTCAACATGTTTCTTATCTAAATATTCTTTAAATAAGGTCCAAACTTCCTGTATTTGTTCTTCATTCATGTGCGGCTGTTTCCTCAATTTGATTATCAGTTAATGCTTCTTCTACATCATCTTCTTCGGTATTTACCACAGGTGCTGTTTTCTCTGCATATTCCGACATAATCAAATCAAGTTTTTCGCCTACCATCCATGCTTTACGATAGTCAAGCATTTCCTCGCCTGCCAAGTTAATATATTTGAGTCTATTACCTTGTTTTTCTAACAAGCCTTTTTTCTCAAATAATTCAATAAGACCACTGTAAGGATTCATACCTGTTTCATAAGGAATCTTAACTTGTACGCCTTCGAACGGTTTTGCATAACGAGTTTTCATTACTTTACAACCTGCTCTAATACCACGTACTTCTGAGATCTTATTACCTGCTTCATCTTCTTTGAGTTTCATTTTCTTCATTGCAACAACAATACTTGATGCATAGATAAAGCCTTGACCGCCACTGATCTTATCATCTGGATCAAACATATCCTGTGATGCATAAGTGTGGTTAGTACATACTAAGCCTACATTACAACTACCAATCATGTTAACAGTATTACGTACAAGTGATGTTAGTGCTTTAGGCTTACGACCCATATCACCTTTCATATCACCTTTGTTAAACTGATCAACATCTGTCGGTGTTAGCAACATACCTAGTGAGTCAACTACAAACAATACTTTAGGACGATCTTCTTCGGCCATTACTTTATAGTCTGCCATAAATGTTGATACTGTTTTAGCAACATCATCAATCATTGACATGTTTAATTTAAGTAGTTTTTCTTCTGATGTGTCTACATCTAATGCTTGTAGCCACGATTCATCAAGTGCATTCTCTGAGTCAATTAGTACTACAAAGATGCCTTGGTCTTGTGCGTGTTTTACAATGTTACCAGAACAAAAGTAAGATTTACCTGCGCCTGATTCACCTGCAAATACAGTTACCTTACCTAGTGGAACACCTTTGTGAAAGTCGCCACTAATAAGATAGTTAAGTGCATATGAGCCTGTTGAGATCCAATCTGTAGGATCATTAAAGCCGCTACTCATGCCTGAGATGCTTTTAGTTAAGTCCTTGCGGAACTTACTAACGTCGAACGATTTAGCCATAGTTACTCCTTGTTAAGCCAAAGTGTAGGGGAAATTAATCCCCTACATTAAGTTGATTATTGTGCTTGACGATTTCTAATCATTGCTAGAATATCTTGTGCGCCATTGCCGTCTGCAGATGCAGTTTCAGTCGCCGGTGCCGCAGGTGCCGCTTCTGCTACTGGAGCAGGTGCCGCTTCTGGTGCCGGTGTAGGTGCTACTGGAGCACTTTGACTTACTGCGGTTGCTTGTGGACTTGCCGCAACATTTGGATCACCTGTACGTGCCGCCATACCTGATGGACGGAAGTATTGTGACCAACGATCAGCATCATAAGGTTGTCCGTCAACAGATGCTTCAAACATCTCTTGCATTACCTTAACACCTGTTTCGTCTGGCTTCTTCGGAAGGAAGTCACCTAGGTTAAATAACCCGTTTGAGTTTACAGCACTCATTTCTGCATCACCAAGTGGACGCTCTCTACGTGCCCAATTACTTGTGCTATAGTCTGCGTATCCGCCTTTAGATGTTTTATTAAGACGGAAGTCTACACCAGCAGTATAATCTGTTGGTAATTCTTCCATGTCTGGATCCATAAGCGCCTGCTTAATGATTTGAAAAATCTGTGGACCAATAATAAAACGTCTAATTGGATTTTCTGGAGTAGCATCTTCTCCAATTGGGTTTTCAGTTACAAAGCCTTGGAATACGTATGAACGCTTCTTCCAATACTTACGACCCATATCTTCTAATGATGGATCTTTAAACCAACCACGTACTTCGTTAAGAATAGTACATGTTTCGCCATACATTTCCATACATGGAACTTGTACTTGTACAGGCTTACTGCCTGGTTCACCTTTAATGCTTGGAAAAGGTAATTTGATCATAAGTCTTTCTGTCCAGAAAAACGTATTATCTGCGTTACCATCAGGAAGGAAACGGAGTGTTGCACTCTGTCCTTCTTGCATATTCCAAAATGGGTAAATTGCGTTGTCGCCGCCGCCACTGCGTTGTCCGCCAGTGTTCGTTTCTTGAGATTTCAGTTTTGCTCTGATTTCTGCTAATGATGCCATAATAAATGCCTCCTATGTAATTGCCTTATAGCCTTTGTGCCTTAGTTTGTTAGTAGCACAGTTCTTATTATATACTAAACTGCTAACAATGTCAAGTCTTTTTTTAAGAAAAAGAAATAAAACTTATAACAGGACTATTATAGCCCTGCTAATTTGTAAAGATCGTTTTGACTAACGTCTAATTTTGTGTTCGAAGCAGGTCTTTCGCTCTCGCCTATGCCTGCCGCTCTTTTCATTGCTTCAATATCTGCTGTCACAGCCAGTGTAATCTTCTCTGGCTCATGCTCTGCTTCCATCTCTTGTACTGCTGGGCCTTGCATTACTGATTCATACTTACTAAGTATTTTTTCAATAAACTGCTTTGCCGGCTCAATATATTCTTCTCCATAGTCTTTTTCAAC